TTATTCTCATTATCATTTTGTTGTACTTGATATTTGTATTACGACTAGTTTTCTTTCTTAAGCCATTCCAATATCCCATCTTTCCATTCACATTTTTCACATTCTTCTGGCTGGTGGTGTGTCCTGTAATACATACAACGATAACACCCTAAACTCTCCCAATCTTCTCTATCCTCATTTACTTGCTTATCAATCCATTCTGCCAATTCTTCATCTGTCATGGCTCTTATTCTTTCTGCATTAGTCATGAACTCACCTCTTCACAATAAATTCATATTCTGTCTTAATCCAAATTTTTATGAATCTAAAACGGGATATCTCCATCATCCACAGGTGTTAATTCTTCCTCGTAGTTAGTAGATGATTCGCTAGATTGATTTTCATTCCTTGATCCTTTATCCTGTAAAAATTCAAAATCTTCTACTACTATATCTGTGCTCCATCTATTGTTACCTTCTTTGTCCACATATTTATTAATTTGTAATCGCCCGCTAAGTCCAAACCTATGTCCTTTTTGAACATAATTTGCTATTGCTTCAGCTCTTTTCCCAAAACACACACAAGGGATAAAATCTGCTTCCTGTTGCTTGGACTTATCAAACTGCGGTCTGTTTACCGCTAATGTAAATTTTGTTACTGCTGTTCCTGTTCCAGGAGCAAAAGTTAACTCTGGATCTTTAGTTAATCTTCCAACAAGTTGTATTTTATTCATCTGTTACACCCCTTTAATTTTAACTTGGTTGTTATTTTCTCCTGGCTCAATATGCTGCTCTAGCAAATAACTTGCTTCCATATCTGCAGTGTGTAAAGCCAACGCCCCTTTACACATATTAAATGAATTACTCATTGCATTCATATTGGCCCAATTCTCACCAGCTGTCCCCATATGCCACCTAATCATTAAAATTTCATTTTTAGTCAATCTTATAAATTGCTGTAGTTTAATTATTGACTTCTCTCCATGCCCTACTGGAAAAGTATCTTCAAACCCATATCCCTCATAACTCTCCCACTTTTGAGTTTTCTCATTCTTTCTATTTTTAGTGCATTTGTGATATAAATTAACTTTGCATATATCGTGAAGCAATGCTGTTATAGCTATAGTATCTGTAGCAAGCCCTAAATCAAATTGTTTATTCTTAGTTTCCAATAAAATGTATACATTTAAGCTATGCTCTGCTAGTCCTCCTTCAAAATTTCCATGATACTTAGTTGAAGCTGGAGCCACAAAGAAATCTGTTTCCTCCAGGTACTTAATAACTTTATCTATACCTTCTCTTCCAGTACTTTTTAAAAGATTAATTATTCTTTCTTTAACCTCAAAAATATCTTTCATTTTTTTCTACTCTCCTAACTTATTTCTAATCCTGGTACTGCAACATAAGTCGGTATACCAGTTAAACTTTCTATCTCTTTTTTAAATTCTTCTGGATTTCCATTATTCTCTGACAAGTGAATTAATGTTATTGTCTTTGTTTTTGATAAATCCCAAGTTTTTAAAGTATCTTTCAATGTTTCTAAACTCATATGAGACTTAAAAGTTCTCATTTGGTATGGCTCTAAGTCCTCCATATATTTCTCAGAATAGTTACATTCAATAAGAATATGGTCCACATTATTGAATTTATATTTTAAGTAATATGTGTCTGTTGCAAACAATATTTTACCTAGCTGTGGGTGCTGTATTAAATATCCTAGATTTTCACATTCTGTCCCATCTGAATCTGTATGTTGACAATTAAAAGCTAGAATTGTGAAATTACCTATTGAAAATTTATCTTTATTTTGAACTATCCTTACTTTTCTATTTGCTTTACAACTGTATTTCTCTGCTAATTCTAATGGTGCATATATCTTTGTTATACTATCTAAAACTTTTTTAAAGCTTCTGCAGTGATCTGAATGTTTATGACTTATCAAACACCCTTTAACTCCTTTAATATTGTAATTTAAACCTTTGAGTATATTTCTCCAATCAATCCCACACTCAAGCAGAAGTTTTTCTTCTCCTGCTTGAATAATGTAACAATTTCCTTTGGATCCACTAGCTAATACTTTAATCATTAGTATGGAGTCTCCTCTTCGCCATCTTTTGGTTCAACTATTTCAGCTTCAACTACTGGAGTTTCTTTTTCTACTAATTCAGTTTCTTCAATATCTATAACCTCTTTATTAGCTTCTTCTTTAATTTCTTCTTTTACTTCATGTTGCACATTTACTATTTTTGATTCATCTACGCCCAATTCTTCATTTGAATACATTGCTCCGATTTCTGCTGGGAAAGCTTCTCTTAAAGCTTGTACTAAAGCTACTTTTCTTATCATAGTGCTTGGCATACTCTTCCATGTGCTTTGTTGCTTGTTATATTCCTCTAAGCTTACTTTAGCTACTATTGGACAATTCTTTCCTTCTACCATTACCTCAGCCCAACCACCAAGGAGAGTATCAGTTTTTAATTTAAAGCAACCTTCTAATTCAACTATTTCCTTTTCTCTCATAACAATAATGCCTGCTCTGTGACCTTTATAGTTTGGATTTTCCTCTGCTTTTCTCATAAACGCTTCTTTACCAGTAACAATCTGTGCTTCATCCTTAAATTTAACTAAGTAAGCTTCATTTAAGAAAGGATTTAACTTCCTATACTTGCATAAATTCATAAAAACAACTACTTCTCTATTTGTTATCTGTTTATTTCCTTTAGCTAAATAATTTTTAACTATACTTCCTGTTAGTTTTACTTCTTCCTCTCCAACTTGATAAACCATTTCTTTCTCTAATAGTGCTACTGCACTGTTTTTATTTTCTGCCATTTATATTTCCTCCTCACATTCTTTTAAATAAATTTGATATGCTTCATCACAATGATTACTTTCTGAACAGAATACAGGCCCATTACCATTATTAATTGATCCCCTAAAATTTTCTTCCAATAAACAATATCTACAAAGTTCTTCACCTAGTTCTTCAATAGTTTTAGGAATCTTTTTAAATTCATCTTCTTCATATTTATAAGATTCACTCTCTTCCATAACCTTATAAAATAAATTTGAAAGAGCATTTGCACAATCCTCGCATAATGTTATTTTGTTATATTCTTTTCCTTTTTTATCCTCAAAAGTATACTCCAGCACAAATGACGTCTCTCTATTGCAATTATCACAACTGTGAGCTTGAACTTTTTTAGGTATCTGTCTAACTTTTATCATCTTAGATTACCTCCACTTTTAATATCTTATCTTTGCTCACTATTAAATTGATTACCTGGCTATCCACATCAATTATTTTATTGGTAGATTCTCTATTATCAATAAATATTGGAGCATTGATATTATAGTGATTGCACAAAGTATTTATAATATCTAATCCTACGTTAATTTTGGCTGCACTATTTAGATTACTGCTATATGGAACCCCGTTTATACAAGGCTCGCATGTCTCCTCTAAGCCACCATTAATTTGATTTTTAAACATTTTAAATTTTACATACTTAAATTTGGAATTTACCTTTTCTTCTAATAGCTCAACTTTAGTTCTTATAAACTCTTCTGAAAGAATTTCTAACCCTTCAAGCTCTGCTATCTTTTCACTTAGTTTTATTTCTTCCTCTTCAAGCTCCCTTATTCTTTCTTTAGCCTTTTCATTTACTTCTTTATGTGCTAGTTGCTTGTCCAATTCTCTAAGTTGCTCTTGTAATTCTTCCTTCTTATTGTTTAATTCTGTAGTATCTTCTTTCTTATAAGACTGAATTTGACTTTCAAGACTATAAATTTCTTGTTTTATATATTTAATTTCTTCTGGATCCTCTATTTCTGTTTTAAAACTATTTAATTTGCCTTGAAGTGTCTCCAAAGATTTTTTAGTTGCTGCTAACATATTTTCTTCATCTTCTATTTTTTTATTTAAACTCTCATTTTTACTTTTTAATTCTTCTATCTTAGCCGCAGTAGATTTACCTTCTGCTATATTTTCCTTTAGCTTTTTAGCTTTATTGGAATTAAAATTACCTTCTAATTCTTCCCTTTTAGCTTCAATATCACTTGTTTCAAATTTTCTTTTACAGGTTGGACATATACAAGTTGCTTCATCAAACACAAATTTAGAATTTTTAATCTCCTTATATGCATTTAATAAGTTATTTCTTTTTAAAAGTGTATTATCTATATGATCCTGATTTCTTTTTACTTCTTTCTCAAATTCATTTATGTTCATATTCAAATGTCTTATGTTTATCTCTGTACTTCTTATCTTTCCTTCAACTTCCATTTTGGGCTTATTTACATTTGCCTTAAACTTATATTCAGCCTCTGTTAGTTCTTGTTTCTTCTCTATTAGTGCCGCCTTTAGCTTAAATAATCCTTCATTTGCTTTACTTTTATCCTGGAGTTGCTCATCTATATTTTTAATACCTGCAATTATTCCTCTTCTTTGTATATCAAGTCCATCAAAATCAAATTCTTGAATACTATTGCTTACCTCATCTATTCTTGAAGGTATCTGCATCCTGTCTTTTTTTAGTTGATTTATTTTACTTCTATTGGCTTTCATAAAGTCATTCAAAGACTTGTCCTCTAAATGCATTTTTAGTGGCTTTAAGTCCTTTTGGGAATCAAGTACAACCTTGTTATCTAAATCTCCAACAATCTCTGTTATAATAGCTCTCCTGTCCTTCCAGGGAAGATTTGCAAAATATATTGGATTAGTTATTAATTTAAATAACTTTTCATCTAATAACTCAGATATAAATTGTTTATATTCTCCTACTTTTTTAGGCACTTCATTAACATAATATTTACTCTCGTAACCCTTAAATTCTGTTTTTGCAGTTCCTCTTACTTTATTGTATTTTTCTTTATAAACTCTCTTTAAGACTACTTCCTTGCCATCTATGTCTAATGTTGCCTCGATAACTGTTTCTAAGTTATGAATTAGGTTATTGTTTTCATCTAATGGCTGTACATCAAACTTAGTTGAATCCTTACTATCTTTATCAAATAACAAAAATGTAAATGAATCCTGAATAGTAGTTTTCCCTGTTCCATTTTCCCCAAATATGTTTGTTACCTTACCAAAATCTATAGTTAAATCTTTTATGCCTTTAAAGTTTTTTAAGCTCAAATTTTTTAAAAAAATTGAATTTACCATTATTATTTCCTCCCTTTAAGTTCTCTATTATATTTTCTTAATTGCTCTATCTTTGCATTATTATAATTAATACGTTTTTCCAATTGTTTGTTAATTATTTTTAAAGTCAAAATATCTCTTTCATGGAGTTTTATATACTGATTATTACTTTTCACTTTATTCCCTCCATGCTTTCCAATTCATCTAATGTTCCCAATCTGCTTTTTAAATTTTTATTTTCAAATTCAAGCCCCTTTATTCTTTCAAATTGTTTTCTTATAACTTCATTATTATCTTCACAAGTTTCTTCAAGCTCTTTTATATACTTTTTAAACCTGGTTGTTTCTTTATTACAGTTTAAAACTAGATTTATAGGTTTCTCTTCTTTTAGATCTTCTATAAAATCTAATAAATTATTTAAATCTATAATGAATCTTTCGTTAGCATCTTTTAAAAAAGTTCCATCTGGATATTCTTTTCTCATGTATACATTTGTCAAAGCTGTTATATAAGCTGTAATTGTTTGTTTCATCTTTACAGATCCTCCAATCTAATTTAAAATTTAAGTAACATATCTTAATTAATTATTGGGCTCCTGGCAGGGAGCTTTCTTTTTCTTAAAAGTGTTTACCAAATTGCATACCGTACTTTTGTCTAAATAGAAAATTTCAGCTATTTCTTTAAATTTAAAACCCATTTCTCTAAACTTAACCATATCCTCTACATCTTCTTTGGGTCTTTTGTTTCTAAATAATGTTCCTTTGTCGTACAATTCTGCCGCTTGTTCCATAGTGCATGGTTGCTCTCTTAGGATTGTTATTAATAAGATGCACCAGTTTTTATCCACTTTTTAATCCTCCTTCCTATACGCATCTTTTAAAAATATTTGCACTTCTTATTGCAATATCCAACACATAACTTAAGCTTGTACATTTTTTAAAACTAATCCTATTAAACTTAATATCATCCGTTACTATTTCCATTACTACTCCAAACTCTGCTTTTGTTAGATTGATTCCCCTTTCTTCTAGTAATTTTTTTAACATTTCTATTTCTCCATTTCTATAATTTTTTTCTCCTATAAAATTTATAAATTCATTGTCTTAAGTAATTCTGGTAATGCATTATTTATACAATTTTTTAATGTTTCATATTTAAACTTCCATTCTTCTGATTCTTTTTCTAATCTTCTTTCCCTAGGAGTTTTAATATCATATTTATTAAATAAAGTTTCCTTTTCCATCTCCTCTATTGCGGCTAATGGAAATCTATTTTTATTTGTTTTTAAATGCGGTAACTTGCCGGCATTATTATCTTCATATATTTTTGTTAAACATATCTGCCATCTTTCAGCTAATTGCCGAGGAGTTAATACTGTTGATTCCATCTAACTTATCTCCTTTCTAATTACAGCCAATTTCAAATAAAGATATTTGATTTCGTTTCCTTTAGTTTTTTATTTTATTTATTAAAGAATTTATATCCAAATCTAAAAATTTAGCTAATAATAATAATTTTTCTGAACTTGGAGAATATCTTCCGTTCTCTAAGTCTGATAAGTAACTTCTTGATATTCCAACTTTCTTAGATAATTTTTCTTGTGTAATATTCTTTTTTTCTCTAGATTCTCTTAAAATTTTTCCAATAATAATTTTGTTTTCCTGTATCATTTTTGACCTCCTTTCAACATCTTTATTGTAATGTATTCACGTCATTAAGTAAAATCTTAAAGTCTAGTATTTCCGACTATATATTCTCAAATTCAAGCTTTGTAATGTTATTCCTTCATCTTCCTTTCAATTACGTGTATTTCCTTCATTTTAGGCATTGATTTTATAAATCATAGTAAGTATAATTAATTTATAAGGTCGGTAATTCCGACAAAATTAAAGGAGGCTATTAAATTGAAAATAGGTGCTACTCTAAAAAAACTAAGAAAAGATTCTAAGCTTACCCAAAAAGCTTTAGCAGATAAATGTAATATGTCCCGTGGTTATTTAGCTGATTTAGAAGCAGACAGATATAATCCAAGCATAGATACATTAAAAACTATAGCCAACGCTCTTGGTGTATCTGTAAATGAATTCTTTGATGAAGAGGATCATTCATCAGAAGAAAATATTAAATTAAATAAAAAAGATGAAAAGGATATAAAAAAAGCACTTAGTGAAACACTAGATCAATTAGAAAATTCACAAGATGGATTAATGTTTGATGGCGAACCTATAGATGATGAAACAAGAGAACTATTAAGAATAAGCTTAGAGAATTCTATGAGATTGGCTAAAGAAATAGCTAAGAAAAAATATACTCCTAAAAAGTATAAGAAATAA